CATCTACAAGAATTCCCTTCAGATCATCATAAGCAATCACACCATAATAATATGTCTCTTGAAGCACACTGCGGAGAGTGCTAATCAACAACTGACAATAAGTCAACTGGTCATGCTCAGTGTAAAATTCAAGGGGTTTCATGATGCGCACCTCTTCAAGTTTGGCGACACACCTACCCTTGTGATCCTCAGAAAAAGAGCGGCCCAAAAAAGTATAATTGCTGGGAAAACGCTCGGTCAGGACACTATTTTTGGCTGCATCTGTGAAAACTACACCAAACTTAGCCAATTGGCGCTGCATGATCATTTGATCCAAAATCCTGATGTCATACTTCTTGGATAATATGACACTGGCCAGTAAATCGTCACCATAGCTAGCAATACGAACCAAACGTTTGCGAACCTCCACAAAGATTTCGTACGTAAAAGCGTCCCCCATAATGTCACGTAATTCATTGATGATGGCAATGCAGACCCAAAAGTTAACCAAAGTGCAATTAATCTGCGTAGTCAAAGGGTTGCCTGAGCTATTGACAGACTCAAACTCATGCACATTGCCAAAAAAATCTACAACACAATTGGTTAAATTGCTAAGCAAATTATGAGTCATACCAAGCTGGTGCGCATCATAATTACCTGACTTCTTGCACAATTCTTGATAATAAAATTTAATGGCATCTGATAGCTCTTCATACAATGTGTACTCAAATCCTTGAAAATCGCCATCAAATATCTTTGCTTCACCAGCCTGCAGAAACTTATGTAATTGATCCCACTGAATGGAACTGGAATCAATGCCAACCATTGCGCCGAAGAAAAAAGGGTTCAAGGCCATTACCCTGCAAATAGTAAACAGATACTCACGGGTGAGCAAAGTGCATTCCATAGACATGACCAGGATAAACCTAATCCTACCTTCGGCCAACTTGCTAGGCTTCATAGGCTCATCCTTAATTACAGCCTCAACCATGCATTTGTACTCACCTTTTTCCATCAACGAACGCAGTTCAGCCAATGCAATCGCCATATCCTCGTGTAAACGGTCAGGTTCTCCAGGGACGCGAATAATGTACCCAAGTTTGCCTTTGGCACCAGTGGGAGATTGTTTTTCATTCCAAAACAAACCAGCACTAGTGTGTTTATTGACAGGCTCACCAGCTTTAAGGCGCACTCCCACGTCATCAATAGCCAGGCCATTGAGTGCTTCTTCAGGAGTAATAGGGTGTAGCTGCTTTAGCACGTGGTCATCAGGTCTGTTAAACATATCCTCGTCAACATCCAACAGCATAGCCCTAGCAGCCATCATTGCATCCTCACGCAACTGCTTGCTCCAAGGTTGGTTCCTGGGCTGGCTGTATGCTTTAGAACAGGCAACAGCAACGCCAACACCAACCTGTTTGGTGGTGAGCTCAGGCACAATTTTGCCAGAACCAAATGTGTTAAAG